TTTTTATAAAGATACAGATAAATTGGACAAACTGTATGATATTTATGCTTCCTTACAGGGTACACGTGGTTTTCGTAAGACGCCTTTTGTTATTTGTATATTTGGTCCTCCAAATACTGGAAAATCCTTAAGTTCATTATTTCTTGCTTATCTTTTGCGTCCCGCTGGTATGGTCTTGGAAAATATGGTTTATGCGCGTTCCCCTGTAGACCCTTTTTGGAGTGGTTATACTGGACAAAATACTGTTATTGTAGATGATATGAACGCTTTTGGTGATGATGAAATGACGCGGGAATTCCTTACTTGTATATCGAATGTTCCTATGTTGTTAAATATGGCTAGTTTGAATGATCCTAAGATTGGAGTGAAGGGTACTGCATTTAAATCAGATAATGTAATTTATACAACTAATGTCCAATTTGCTCGTCCTGATAATATGAAAGTTCATCAAGCACTTTGGCGTCGTCGAGATATCATGGTTGAGCTAACTGTTAAGCTTCAGTATTTAAAGAGAAATGGACAACCAGATTATGAAGGTATACCTGATGAAGTTAGTAAAAATCTTACGTATATGCGATGGCGATTGCATGACCCGCTGGTTGAAGATGATAACGCTTGGTTGACTGATTATATGGAAACACCAGACTTTTTCAGATATTGTAGACGTGTTGCAAAGAAACATCATGATAACCAATGTGTAATGCTGCAAAAAATGCACTTGAATCCAGTTGTTGAGGGTATTCGAGCTGAAACCAAAGAATATGATATTAATTTTGAAGGTCATATGTTTAGTGCTGCAGTAGTTAAGCAAGATGATATTGATGATGCAGCGTTTGAAGATGCCCTAGGACAATTACATAGTATAAAAGACGATGCGGGAGCTGACACATTAGCAGCCGTTTTGTCACATATTCCACCTGGTGAAATGAATGTTAACCCCTATACTAGAGAAATGTATGCTAAAACTATGTTTGGTGATTATAAGACTGAAATTTATGCTCGAAAAGTTAAGGGTGAAGTTAATGCATGTGTAGAGCATTTTAATAAAAAAGATTGTGTCACGTGTGCTTCT